ACTTTCTACAAGTCCTTTTAACTTCTCTACTTGTGTTTCAGCAAGACCACGAGCAGATTCAGCGATGATTGCTTCACGCTTCAGTACTTCGAGTTCTTCACTTAATTTAATTGCATCACCAACCTGACTGTTCAATTTCTCTTCCAGTTCAGATACTTGTTCTGCTAATTCGTCAACTAGGTCAACTTTGGATTCAGGAACATCGATATAAGACTCTGTAAACAGATCCTTCATTTTGTCCATGAAAGTTTCTGCGATTTCAGTACGTAGACCGTTCTGTACCGCTACTTTGTTTTCTTCCATCCAAGATTCAACTACGTAGTTTAAGTAAGAATCTACTTTCTCAACAAGATCAGTCTTGATAGACGATACTTCTTCAGATAGTTCTTCTTTGTACTGTGACTCTAAACGATCTACTTCTTCAGATAGTTTAGATTTAACAGCGGCTTCAAAAATTACAGCAGTTTTTTCTTTGAACTCTTCAGAAAGAGTTGCTTCAGATTCTACCAACTTATCCAACTCGGAAGTTGTGTCGATAGTTTCTGCAACAGTCTCTCCAGCTACTTCTAGGTCTTCACCCATCAACTTGCCGTATGATGCTTGTAGGTCTACTTTCTTCATAGAATTAAGTTTACCATACATTGCACTAATCATACCAGCTTTAGTCTTAGGTACAGGTGCCTGTTTAGTAGCGTCAGCAGCCTTATCCACAGATGCGATAGACTCTGGTTCCGTTACAGGAGCAGCGTCTGCCTTACCTTTGGCAGTAGGTGCTTGTGCTTCTTCGAGAGTTTCCTCCACGATTTCGTTATCAATTTCATCGTGAAGTTCTACTTCGACTTTAGTTTCATCAGTCATTAGAGACTCCTTACATACTAGATTTGATTAACGAGAGGAAATTCTTAAACTCCCGAATCTGCACTTCTGGACGAAATGCTTTCGGAGCGGTTTTAATTTCAGTCTCAATATCTTCAATTATTTGGGGTTCCAAAATGCCGTTATTCCAAACCCAATCTACACCTTCCATGATTCCATTGACAAAAGCGTCAGGTGCTGAGGGGTCTTGCACGATATCTACCGTGTTAAGAATAAAGTCGTCTTTGACGTACATTGCGCCATTTTTTTGTTCCAAACTTCCCATTCCACGAGTTGACACTCCTAGTTGTACACCACCATCAAGGAGACCTTTAACAATCTTACCCATTGGAGTATCCAATATTTGTGCCTTTCCGACCACATCATTTCCCTCAAACTTGAGGTCTGTGATGAGATGCGAAACTTTGTCTAAGTTAACAGTAGGCCCTTCAGGATGATTCAATTCACCCACGGCACGTTTCTTGCTAACTTGTTCTGTAACGTACTTATTTACCGCAGATTCCATAATTGGTTTCGGGTAGATACGTCCGTTTCTATTCTTTGATTCTGTTTGAATGAAGATTCCTTCAATGACGTAGTTCTTCTCGCCATTCTCTTTCTTCTCTACAATGCACTGTAGATTATCTTCTTTGAATTCACTAATTAACTTCATTTGAGTTTACCACCTAGTGATTTTAATGTAGTTTTCAATGTCTTCATTGCTAACGCCTGAGTTTTGAAAACGTCTAATTTGTCACCATCAATATACACACAGAAACCTTTTGGTTCCTTTACGATGGCGACTGGTACTTTAACAGATCCAGTTGACTTTGCCGAATACACGACATCACCCTTATACTTGGGTTTTGCTTTCTCTCGAATCTGTTTAAATGTTTTCACTATAAGTTTTTTCCTTATTCGTACTTTTATTTATACAAAAAAAGTTTTTTAGATGAAATTATTATTAAGAAAATTCTTCTTCAGATTCTACTTCAACTTCAGGTTCTTCTTCGACCTCTTCTACCTCGATATCCTCTTCAGATTCAACCTCAGTTTCTTCTTCATCTTCAAAGTCAACCTCAAGTTCGAAATCTTCAACATCGATGTCTTCACCGTTGTTGTTGAAGATATTTGCGGCTACATTTACCTTCTCTGCTTCCAACGCATCTTGCATCTTACTACCCAACATGTCATTGAATAGGTCGCCTGCTTTGTTGTAGTTGGTCGCTTGAATTGCATCCACGAAGTTATCGAGGTTTAACTCCATCTGTGTCTTTTCAACTTCAGGTACTTCTACTTCAGCTGTTTCTGTTTCACTCATGATTTTCTCCAATTAAAATTCTTCGTCTTCATTACCTGTTTCTGCATTGGCTTCGGTTGCGATTTGTTTCAGGATATTCTCAGCCTCATCCTCTTGCATTTGTAATACATTTTTCCAAACCCATTCTTTAGAAAAGTACTCACCAACATATTGAGATACTTGATCCATAGTCTGTAGACGTTCACGTAGAACCTCTGCTTCTTTGAGTTCAGAGAAGTGGTTGTCACGGATAAAGTCAACCGTGACATCATTCTTCCACTCTTCCCAATCCTGTTCAGTGATAATACCTTTGAGGATTAGTTGTTTCTTTAGAATATGTAGGAACAGATTAGAGAAACGTTTTCTCAGTCTGTCAATAAACTTCTGGAACTTAACTTCGTCTCGGTTGATCTCTGTTGCACGACCCAAAGAGAACTGTGCCTCTTGTTCTAGACGTGAAAGAGGTACGTTCAACGCACGATACAATCTCTTCTGGAAGTAGATGATATCATCAATCTGTCCAAGGTTCTCACCGCCAGGCAGTGTAGAGATCTCTGTACCACGACCACCTTCTTTACGTGGTAACCAGAAGTCTTCCAACATAGACATATGTTTACGGTCATCTTTCAATTGACCTGTGTTCGCATCGTAGACCAACTTGTTACGATAACGAGACATGATGTCTTTCATGTGTTTCTCTGCCTTCTGTGTAGGCAAGTTACCGACATCTATGTAAAAGATTCTACGTTCAGGCGCACGTGCGAGACGGTAGATTACCAACGAATCTTCCATCATACGCAATTGGTTAATTGGTTTGATTGCCTTGTGTAGGAAAGATACTACACGTTTTCTAGAAGGATCTAATAGACCAGATGTAACATAGGATACTGAATCTGGACTTAGTCTAACACCAGACTGCGCTCCTGCTTTCTCTTGATAGATATAGAACTCATCTGTTCTATCTACAATTTTTGCGCCTGTCTTAGGATCTTTCTTATACTTAACTTCTCGAACCTTACGCATTTTAGCTGCATCAATGGGACGAATCTCTTGGATACCCATCTTTGCGTTTGACTCGTTCACGACCAAGTGATGGTACAAACGACCATCTACATACCATGAACGGAAAATATCGTGACCTAATTCGTTGAAGTTCAACATACCACATATGGCATCAAACTCTTCAACCATTAGTTTTTTGATTTTGTCTGATGTCTTAACGTTATCGAGATCGAGTTCTACAGGTGCTTCCATTTCGGAACCAGACACCGACTCGTTTACAATATCTTCGATAGCTGCATCGACTTCAGGATGTTGTGCAACACCCCTATACTTTTGAATCTGTTGGGTATTATCCTTCGCATCCGCACCATCCATATCGATGTACGAACCAAAGTGTGACCCTGAGGCTGTGACGTATCCAGCACCATCGGGATCTGCCGTTGGTACAATAGACTGAAGTTTTTCCTTTTCTTTCGGTTGGTTTGTTGTTCTTTTGATCTCAAATCCAAAGAGTTTTAAACCGTTATTCTCGTCCGCCATTTAAATTCCTCAAAACCTTAATAGTAAAATGAAAGGGGGAAAATCCCCCCTTCCATTCATTACTTATACTAGAATTAACTAGTAGTATTTGACTCCCAGTATTGGATAGCAAATTCTACAGTAAATTCTTCGATTGCATCATTAGTCTCGTAAGACAATGCAATCTCCCCTACGTTAACAGGGAAACAACCACGGAAGTTGTATGTTTTCAATACATCTCCATTGCGGTCAAGTTGATCAACGGATAGATCCGCTTCGTAATCTACAGGGTTAGACAAACCAGTATTCGCAGCGTGTGCGTTGATACCGTTCATCCAACGTTCCATAGCATCACGAACACTGAAATCAGTATCGTTGATGATTGTTACAGTCCAGTTCTGGAAGGTACGATCGCCAGCAATCTTCAATTGGCGTCCACGGAACGGTACGTTTACCAATGCCATTTCTGACACAGGTAACTGCGCTGTCTTACACAAGAATGATGATAGTTCTACATCACCACCAGCATAAGCAGGGAAGTTCAATGTTGCCTTGAAGAGATTGGGGCGTGCGCCTCCACCACGGAG